GGATTTATGTTAATATATAAAGTTACTAATCAAATTAATCAAAAGTCTTATGTAGGCAAGACTGAACTTCCTTTCAACATTAGAAAAAATAATCATTTAAGTGATACCAGAAGAGGATGCAAATTCGCCTTCCATAGAGCATTACGAAAGTACGGCGAAGAAAACTTCGTTTGGGAAATCATCGAGGATAGTATAGAAGATAAAACCCTATTAAATGATAAAGAAAGATTTTATATCGCACTATACGAATCATTTGGTCCTAAAGGTTACAATATGAGCGAAGGTGGAGAAGGGCAAACGGGCTGGGTTCCTTCGGAGGAAACTCGTGCTAAATGGAGCGAACAGAGAAAAGGTAAAGATCCCTGGAACAAAGGAACAGCAAAACCTAAAAAAGTTTTAACTGAAGAGGAAAAGGCTGCTCGTAAAGCAGATGCAGACCGTCGCAGAAGTGAAACACTAAGGGGTATCAAAACCTGGAATACTGGAATGGCAAATCAATATGCCAGAGCAAAATATCAAGTAACATACAAAGACGGAACAGAAAAAGTAGGAACTAGATTAGATTTGGGTTTAACAAAGATGGCTATAAGTTATATGTTAAGAGATAAATGCGGATCTCGTAAATATAATATCGCAAAGATAGAACGTGCTATTGATAACAAGGATCGCACACAATGAGAAATTGGATCGATATTGCAGAAGGAAAATATAGATCAAAAGATATCGAAGAATTTGTGCCAGCCGATGCCGATCTTGATGATGCAAAAAGTCGATTCTTACCAGATTGGGAAATGCTTGACCATAGAATCCTAACAGCCACATACATGGCTAAAGATCATCGCCATGCTGTAGAATTTGTAGAATATGTTAATAGTATAAGTGAAAAACTAGATCACTTCGCCGAGGTTACACAAGATGTTGCCGAGGTCACAATTAAGACTTCGACTTCCGATGTCGAAGGGCTGACAATACTAGATTTTAAATTAGCCATGTATATCGACGACTACGCAGAAAAGAATGATATAGAACAAATCCGTATGCAAGGTAATTTCGATTCAGATATGTAAGAATGTTCACGATAGCAAATATTGAATTTTTAGAAAATCCCACTATTGACGTACAGGTAAATTCAAAATATCTCGAAGATCCCAACTTCATTGCGTTTTTTGATAAAGACGGTTATGAGCTTACTGCACTAGAACAACAATATTACATTTGCCAAGGATACCCTATTACCAATTATACAGCAGGACATCCTGGATTTTTCCAACCATGGATCAGTGTACAACATGAATATTTAACTATCGATCATAGCTGTGCCATGTACCGATGCAACTTCACAGGTCAAGCAAGAGACCAAATAGAAAATTATAAATCTAAAAATTTACGACTAGGATGGCTTTTAACCTGCGCACAAAAATACGGAATAGATGTCGATATAGATTATTGCGATGAAAATTTTGCATTAGAAGTTATACACTTAGAATGGGATGCTCCAAATTTAGAATTAATACAATATCATAAAGAACAAGCCGAAAAACTTATTTTAAATACAGATTGGGTAGATGCTGCACATCGAATATGGGCTCTTAGAGACCAATGGCAAAATCTAACAGGATGGTATGCTCAATCACATTGGAAGGCAAAATATTTCGGTTTAGAACGACCTTGGTATTAATAAATTTGATTTATCTCAATCGTTCCTTTATAATTAATTGTTTACAGGAGTTTATATGAGTAAAGTATTTGGTGACCCAGAAAAATCTAAAATTAAACAAATAGTGGCAGAGGGCGTAACGGTAATGCAAGAAATTCAAGATCTTACAGAAGGACTTAACGAAACTATTAAAGCAGTGGCAGAAGAACTAGAAGTTAAACCCAGTGTTATTCGCAAAGCCATTAGAATTGCACTTAAAGACCAATGGGATCAAGTGTTTAGAGAATTTGATGATCTCGAAACCATTGTGGACATCAGTGGCCATGCAAATCGTAAAGACGAATAAGCAAGTTAATAAATAATTTAGATGAAGGTCAAGCGAGCCAAAAATCGCATTTATGAAGGTTAGTGAGCCATAAATCACAAGGGGAAATGTAATGAGTTATGTTGATGCCAGATGGGATCGAGAAAAAGATATTGTACAGGTTATAGAACGTGATCCTAAAAAAGGTAGATTATATCAAGAATATCCTGCCAGATATATATTTTATTATCCAGATCAAAAAGGAAAATACAAATCTATATTTGGTGAAAATTTAAATCGTGTACTATGTAAAAACTGGAAGGAATATGTTAAGGAACAAAAAATTCACAGTGGACACAAGTTATACGAAAGTGATATCAATCCTGTATTTAGAATTTTAGAAGACAATTATCTAGGGAAAGAACCCCCTAAACTTAATGTTGCATTTTTTGATATTGAAGTTGCATTTGATCCTGAGAGAGGATATGCAAGTCCAGATGATGCATTCATGCCTATTACTGCTATTGCATTGCATTTACAATGGTTAGATACTCTAATCTGTCTAGCTGTTCCACCGAAAACTCTAACTAAAGAAAAAGCTCAGGAACTAATTAAAGAATTTCCAAATACATATCTTTTCGATCATGAATCCGATATGCTGGAAACTTTTTTGAATTTGATAGAAGATGCAGATGTATTAAGCGGTTGGAATTCAGAAGGTTTCGATATTCCATATATTGTCAATAGAGTTACTAAAGTCTTATCTAAAGAAGACACAAGAAGATTTTGTCTATGGGATCAATTACCAAAAAAGAGAGAATATGAAAAATACGGAAAAGAAGCTGTCACTTATGATCTTGTCGGTCGCGTTCATTTGGACAGTCTTGAGCTGTACAGAAAATATACTTACGAAGAACGACACAGCTACAGGCTCGACGCTATCGGAGAAATGGAAATAGGAGAAACGAAAACCGTTTACGAAGGAACACTCGACCAATTATATAATAATGATTTTAAAAAGTTTATTGAATATAATAGACAAGACTGTGCTCTACTAGATAAATTAGATAAAAAATTAAAATTTATAGATCTAGCTAATAGCATTGCTCATGAAAATACAGTATTGTTACAGACTACAATGGGTGCGGTTGCAGTAACAGAGCAAGCAATCATCAACGAAGCTCATCATCGAGGTATGATAGTTCCTAGCCGAACCAAAATGGATGATCGTGATAATAGTCAAGCAGCAGGAGCATACGTAGCATATCCTAAGAAAGGCCTTCATGATTGGATAGGATCAATGGATATTAATAGTCTATATCCATCAGTAATTCGTGCTTTAAACATGGGACCCGAAACAATTATTGGTCAATTGAGAATGGACTATACACAAGCCGAACTACAGGAAAAAATATCATCTGGTAATAGTTTCGCAGCTAGTTGGGAGGGAAAATTCGGTACTAACGAATACGAACTAGTAATGTCACAAGATAAAGCTAATGAAATATACGTAGATTGGGAAAATGGTACATGTGAAATCATGACAGGAGCTCAAATCTATGATCTAATTTTTAACAATAATAAACCCTGGATGCTATCGGCTAATGGTACTATTTTTACCTACGAATTCGAAGGTATTATACCCGGTTTATTAAAACGTTGGTATGCAGAACGTAAAGAATTACAAGCTAAATTAAAAGATGCAATTAAAGCGGAGAATAAAATTGAAGAAGAATACTGGGATAAACGACAACTGGTCAAAAAAATTAATCTTAATAGTTTGTACGGTGCTATTCTTAATGCTGGGTGTAGGTTTTTTGATAACCGTATTGGTCAAAGTACCACTCTTACAGGAAGGTGTATTGCCAGGCACATGGCTGCTAAAATAAATGAGGTCGTTACCGGAGAATACAACCATTTAGGTAAATCAATCATTTATGGTGATACTGATTCGGCATATTTCAGTGCTTATTCAACTTTAAAAAAAGAAATCGATAAAGGCGAAATTAATTGGGATAAAGATACTGTGATCAAATTGTATGACACAATCGCCAGTGAAGTTAATTCTACTTTTTCAGATCTTATGCTAGATAAATTTCATTGTCCAAAAAGTAGAGGCGAAGTAATAAAGGCGGGCAGAGAAATCGTTGCTGTCAAAGGATTATTCATTACTAAAAAACGATACGCTGTACTTTATTATGACAAAGAAGGCAAAAGAACTGACATTGACGGTAAATCAGGTAAAATAAAAGCTATGGGATTAGATCTAAAAAGATCAGATACTCCAGAATTTATGCAAAATTTTTTATCAGATATATTGACCAAAGTTCTAAACGGTTCTGAAGAAAAAGAAATTTTAGACATGATTTCAGCATTTAGAGTTAATTTTAAAGCTCGTCCAGGTTGGGAGAAAGGCAGTCCTAAACGTGCAAACAATATTACAGAATACGAAGCTAAAGAAAAAAAACAAGGTAAGGCTAATATGCCAGGACATGTTCGTGCTAGTATTAATTGGAACACTTTAAGACGAATGAATGACGACAAATATTCAATGCAAATTGTAGATGGCATGAAAGTTATTATCTGTAAATTAAAATCCAATCCATTGGGATTTACTTCAGTAGCATACCCCACTGACGAACTTCGTTTACCTAAATGGTTTCAAGAACTGCCTTTTGATCATGAAGAAATGGAAACTACAATTATTAATAATAAAGTAGATAATTTAATAGGTGTACTAGAATGGGATTTAGATTCAACAGATGAAAAAACCACCTTTAACAATCTATTTACGTTTGAATAAATTTTCTTTGACTAACTTCAAAAATCTAAATAAAATAACATAAAGGAATTTAATATGAAAGATATTCTCTTAGATATTGTATCTCACACAAACAAACTAGGACTGTTTGATACAGTCAAAATCACTGGTACAAAAGACAAAACATTAATTGATACCATGAATGATAATAAAACCGTTATCATGTACGGTGAAACTTCTGTTCCATATGATCAATTGTCAGGTGTATTCGGTATGCCTCAACTTGAAAAACTTCGTTATCTAGTAGAAGGAAAAGAATACCAAGAAGATGCTAAAATCGAATTAATGATCGGAAATCGAAATGGAGAGGACATTCCTGTTGGTCTTCATTTCGAAAACAAAGATGGCGATTTTAAAAATGATTACAGATTTATGAATCAAGAAATTATTAATGAAAAAATTAAAACTGTAAAATTTAAAGGTGTTAAATGGCATGTAGAGGTATCTCCTACATTAAGTTCTATTCAACGATTTCAATTTCAAGCAGGTGCTAATCCCGAACATGAAACTTTTTTGGCAAAAACAGATAATGATAAATTAATTTTTACGTTCGGCGATGCAAATTCTCATGGAGGAGAGTTTGTTTTTACACAAGGAATTACAGGTAAACTGACAAAATCTTGGACCTGGCCAGTCACTTCTACATTGTCAATCCTTAAGGCCTCTGATGTTAATAACACAGTTATTAGTTTTAGTGACGAAGGAGCAATGCAAATTACCCTCGACAGTGGATTAGCAATTTACAAATATATCATTCCTGCTAAAACTTAATATGATAATTTACAATATGCAGGAAAACAGCATTACTCAAAACAAAAATTTAAAATATCATTGGGTATAATATGAAAAAACCACCAGTAGATTTAAGCTCTTTAAACAAAGATTACGCTTGCTATTTGCCAGCTATTTCCTCATTTTATTCAACCTATGTGGCAAAGCAAAGGTTAGAAGAATTTGTTCCAAATGACCGCATTCCTAAAGAATTCGATCGAGGTATCGAAGGAATGAATTTCTTAAATCCAGAAGAAGGATATTTTACATACAAATATGCACTGTATTCAGCAGGTCACGCACAATTGGATTTACAAAAAAGTCTTGTACAAGAATCAATGATTCAACAACGAGATCGTAATAATACTATGATTCTAGGTGACTCAGGAGGATACCAAATTGGTAAAGGTGTTCTTAAATTTGATTGGTTAAATTTTGAAGGACCAGAGGCTAACAAAGTTCGTCAACAAATTCTCGAATGGTTGGAGACCACCGCCGATTGGTCAATGATGTTAGATGTACCTACCTGGGCATGTGATCACAATCATAGCCATAAAACAGGATTGAAAACTTTTCAAGACTGTTTAGATAAGACAAAATTTAATAATGAATATTTCTTAAAAAATCGACTAGGTTATACTAAATGGCTAAATGTTCTTCAAGGTTCAGATTGGGATACTGCCGAAGAATGGTATAATGGAGTAAAAGAATTTAGTGATACTAATATTTGGAAAGATAAAGCTGCCGAAGGTTGGGCTTTCGGAGGAGCTAATATGTGTAAAATGGATATCACTCTCAAACGTTTAATGACTATGAGAGATGATAATATGTTGGCGGGAAAGAATTGGATTCACTTTCTCGGTACCGCTCAACTCGATTGGAGTTGTTACTTAACTAGTATTCAAAGACAAATAAGGAAACACATTAATGAAGAAGTTACCATATCTTTTGATTGCGCCTCACCATTTATTGCAACAGCACACGGTCTCGTCTATACCAACGCACAACACACTGCCAAAAGGTGGAGTGTTATTATGGACAAAGCACCAGATAACAAAGCACTTGCAAAATCAGACATTCCGTTCCCCTTCGAATCCGAAATAGGCCGTAGATTAACCTTAGGAGATATTTGTCATTATGCACCCGGTATGCTTAATAAAATTGGAAAAGAAGGTCGAACTTCCTGGGATAGTTTTTCATACGCACTGATGATGGGGCATAACGTTTATTGTCATATTGTAT